GTTACGGGCGATTTACGAGGCACATCGGCAGTTTTATCGGCATATCTGGCTGACATAACAGCAATTAAAAACAAATTCTACGGCATGACGCCACTTCCGGCCTCAATGAATTATATCAGTTATACCGACGCGAACAATATTGAACTGCTTTTACTCGAAGTAGAAAAATACATCAACCAAATGATTGCTGGGTTTCGTTATTGCGGATCATTTGCATGCGGACAAGGAGTGGCTTTACCTTGACAGACAAAAATGTACAGTACCCGAATAGATACGATCTAACGCTCGTCAGCGGGTCTACATACGATCTAACGCCTGTGCCGGGAACGGTGACGGCGGCAGGGACTTTGATGAATAAGGCGGCGATTCTAAGTGATGCAGCGGCGGCGGCCATAGCGTTCGCAACGGGCGTTTCTTTGACCGGCGACGTATTGCTAACCGATGTGTTTAATGCCCTAGCTAGTAAACTGCCAAGACTTGTCATCGGTACATATGCGGGTACCGGTACGTCCGGCGTTTCGAATAAAAACGTACTGACATTCCCTGTGACACCCAAGTTCGTTATTGTCGTAGACAGCTCGGGCCAATTCGCCGTTTTCATTTACGGCGTATTGTCAGCGTCATATCAACAATATTTTAGCTTGATCGCGTCATGGACGGCGACAACGTTGTCTTGGTATTCGACGGGCGATTTTAATTGGCATGGCGGCGCCGGCAGTCCAGTAAGCAACGCTGTGGCGGCCCAGATGAACACCTCAGCTGCAGTATACACCTATATTTGGGGGGGCTTAATATGACTATAATTGCAAAAACACCGCAGAGCAGCGGAGCATACCCAAGTCAAACGTGGGAAGGTAATGTTGCCCCGGATGGTTATTATGCTATACCCGATAGTCTTGTGCCCACATGGGCGCAATATGCACCGTTTGTTACGCTTACGGTTGACAACGACGTCATTACCACCATGGTGGATAACCCCACGGCGAGAGCGGCTGCGGCACCAATAGCCGACCTTCCGGCGCTCCAAGCCGCAAAACAGCAAGCGAACAATGACGCTCTATCTGCGTTTCTCGCGGCCAATCCACTTACATACACTGACGGCAAACAATACGGGGTTACGCTCGCGGATCAGCAGGAACTAGCGCTCAACCTTACGCAATATCAGCTTGCCGTGTCTGCCGGCGAAACGCCGACGTTGGAATGGCATGCAGCTCATGAGGATTGCACTACGTGGAATATTGCCGACTTAACATCTCTCACACTCACGATTTCGGCGTTTGTCTATACGTATGTGCGTCAAAATCAAGCTATTAAAGTGCAGATTTACGCCGCCAACACAGCTGACCAAATTAACGCCATCGTCATCTCGTACGAGGTAAGTTGACGTGGTTAAGACTGCGGTACTGTTCTTTGCCGGCGGCCTCCTATATGCGCTCTGCGAACTTTTGTGGCGGGGGTACACGTATGCCGCCATGTTTGCGGTCGGCGGCCTATGCTTCGTCCTGATCGGACAGATCAATGTGTGGTTGTCGTGGCGTACGCCGATCCTGCTCCAGGGACTTATCGCGTGCGGAATCGTTACGGGGGTCGAATTTATATCAGGGTTTATCCTTAATATCGTCCTGGGTTTGAACATGTGGGACTACAGTCAACTACCATTTAACTTACTCGGACAGGTGTGCCTTTACTTCGCTGGCATCTGGTATGCGCTGTCGATCGGCGGCATCATTCTAGATGACCATCTGCGATATTGGATTTTTGGCGAACGAAAACCGCACTATAGAATCGTTTGACCGCATAATGCGGTATTTTTTATGGAGGTATTTATATGAGTAATTTCACAGCAATAAGCGCGAACCTTACAAGATCAGACGGCGTATTAATCAACGCAGCGGCTTATATCGCCCCGGTATCCAATGGAGACCAGCCGATCACCGTCTCTGCCGCAGGCGTCAAGACGCTCACGCCGCCAAACGCAGGCAGCATCATAGCAACAATACCCTGCCCAGTTGACTGTTACGTCCGATTTGGCGCGGTACCGGCTGTCGGCGTCGGAGAACCTTTTCTAGCGGGTGACGAAATCGTGCTTGACTCTGCCGATCAGATTGCTGCCGCGCAGATATATGTCAACGGCGTCTGTTCGCTTTTCGTCACGTACTACAAATAAGGGGGCGGGATATATGAAACACGGAAATAAGATCGGCCCCGTTAAGCAATCAATTAGCCAATTGAATGCGCAGGTGGCGAGTTTAATGTTATCGGCTGCCGGAGACTATACCGTCATGGGCGTCTATTGGGATACGACGTCAAATCCGGTTTTGGTCAGAACGGACGCATCTGCAACTTGGACGGCAGCGGCAGGAGTAGACGGTGCTCGTGTGACCAATAATTTCGACAACGCATCGATATATCGCGAAATAGGCCCAGTGACCGATTCCTACGGCAATGTGTTTATTCGCATCCCAAAATTTTATATACAGCGCATAACGGGGGTTGGGTTTAAAACAACGCGGATTAGTAAAACGCAGTATCCTGGATTTTATCTACCTCAGTGTTTTTGGGACTTTACAAACAACAAAGAGTTAGCCTACATAGACGTCGGAAAATACAAAGCGTCGCTTTCTTCCGATACCACAAAGCTGGAAAGCAAACCTAACGTGTATCCACTTATCAACGACACTATAATACAATTCCGTACGTTGGCGGTTGCAAATGGCACAGGGTATCAACAGATGGACATACACGTCGTGGATATGCTACAGGCGTTGTTCACTATCGAATTTGCAACGTTGAACTCACAGGCAATTGTCGCCGGTTATACAAATGGTCAATATACCGCAACACACCTAGCTTTAGCGACGGAAGCGGCAGCCAATCGTATAATCGTAACAAATGCGCAGGGGGCGCTATACCGCGTAGGACAGACAATCTCGGTTGGTACATCACGGGGCGGGAATCAGATTTTTTACGGCAGAACCATAACGGCAATTACTGTAGACACGCCAACGACGGGGCAAACGGCAATAGTATTTGACGGCGCGGCGGTTACTATCACTATCGGCAATATGGTTTACAACACAGGCTATAAAAACGGGTTTTCGGCCAACATCGCGGCATCTACTGGCAGCCCAGTCAGCAATTCTGATGGGCTGAGACCGTTTGTGTATCGCGGCATCGAATCGCTATTTGGTGATATTTATCAGTGGGTAGATGGGGTCAACATTAATGTCAATCAAGCATGGGTTTGTAAGGACGCGCGAAGCTATGCAAGCAATCTGTTTACCGCCCCTTATCAGCAACTGGCCTATATCAACGGTAACGCCGATGGATACCTAAGCGCCATGGGATACGATCCGGCGTTACCGTTTGCTCAATTTCCAGTCGGGATTACAGGATCGTCGACAACATACTATTCAGACTACTATTATCAGGACGTAGAGCAATGTGTTGCCTGCTTCGGCGGGTCCTGGTACTACGGCTCGTCTGCAGGGCTTTGGTACTGGTCCCTGTACTCCTCCTCGTCGAACTCGCTCGTGCTCGTCGGGGGGCGGCTCCTTAAAAAACCTCTTTAGGGGGTCTGGGGGACGAATCCCCCGGAAGATACATTAACGCGGGGTTATGGGATGCGCGCTTGCCCTATTCGGCGGGGCCTAGCTCAACGGCTCGTATGCGGGGCTTTGGTACTGGTACCTGGCCCACTCTTCGTCGAACCCGAACGTGAACATCGGGAGGCAGACTCTTATTAAAGCAATATCATTGCATCCCATAATCCTTACCACTTGGTAAAAATTCGCGATAAAGAACAGGGTTTAGTAAATTATTGAAACACCTTGACGCTAATAAGAAAGGGATATATTGAAAAGAATCGGTTTTATTTATCCTAAGGTATACGACGTCGATAACATTATCAGCGCAATGCGCAAAGCATCGTTAGGAAAAAGGCAACAACGAAACGTCAAACGAGTCCTCGCCAACGCCGACTATTATTCGTATGAAATTCAGAAGATGTTGATGAACAAAAGTTACGTTCCGTCCGCTGCGGCAATCAAAGAAATTACGGACAATTCCAGCGGAAAGAAACGTATGATCTGTAAACCAAATTTCTATCCAGATCAGATTGTGCATTGGGCGCTTATGCTTCAGCTACAGCCTGTTATAATGCGTGGAATGTACGAATTTAATTGCGGAAGCATCCCGCATAGAGGCACGAGCTACGGGCAAAAGACTATAAGAAAATGGCTTGATTCAGATCCTAAGAATACAAAATATTGCTTGCAAATGGATATCAAAAAATACTATCCGTCAATCGATGGCGAGATTTTGAAGCAAATGTTTCGGAGAAAAATCAAGGATGCTGATTGTCTGTGGCTCATCGACAGTATTGTTGACAGTAATCAAGGCCAGCCGATCGGTTATTATACCAGCCAATGGTTTGCTAATTTCTTCCTACAAGATTTTGACCATTTTGTCAAAGAAAAACTTGGCGTAAAACATTACGTTCGTTACGTGGATGATCTCGTCCTGCTCGGGCCGAATAAGAAAAAGTTACATCAAACGAGAAAGGACATAGCGATATATTTATCTGGTATGGGATTGCGGATAAAAGAAAATTGGCAAGTTTATAAAATAAGCGTAAGGGCAATAGACTTCTTGGGTTTTCGGTTTTATAAGGACAAAACAACTTTAAGGAAACGAACCTCTCTGAGAATAAGGCGGCGTATCGCTAAGATCAAGAAAAAAGGAACGCTTAATGTAAAGGACGCATCCGCAGTAATATCGTATTGGGGATGGATAAAACGTAGCGACAGTTTCGGATTTTATCATAAATATGTCAGACCGGTTGTTAGTATTAAATCTGCAAGAAAGGTGGTAAGCGATAATGGAAAAAGAGATCAGATATGCGGAAATTCCCGCATATGACCAAGAAACACAATACGTCATCGAAATGGCACCTGTTGATATGGGCGATTATATCTACATCGGGTTAGAAGTTAAGGACGTGATTCCGGATGCTCCAAACGATCCCAACGAGCAATTTTGAAACCTATACGGAGCTGCTTAAAATAATTGAGCAACAGGAAGAAACTATCATAGTTTTGGTAAACCGGAACGCGGAACTTGAAAGTATGCTAGGGAGCTAATTAAACCATTGATTCACTAATCTCACCCGCCGATGGCGGTATTTTTTATGCCGGGAGGCGGTAAGTATTGTCAGCAGTAGATGTTGTAGGACTCTTCGGATTAATCGTCGGATGCTTTGTAGGGCTGGCGGGCGTATTGTCCGGGAGAGATAAAAAAATAGCGGACAACTTCGAGTGGCACGGCGTTGTAAATACAAAACTGGACTCAATCAGCGATATCGTGAAAGAAAACAGCGTTGATGTCAAGGGCATACAGGCAACGGTTACAGATCATTGCGAACGGCTTTCCGCCGTCGAAGAGTCCGCAAAGTCAGCACATCACAGAATCGACGAAATGAAAAGAAATTAAGGAGAATTATCATGACAAACATTCGCGGGTACATAATCATCGTTCTTTTAGCAATCGTGCTAATCGCGTTTCTGCGGTATGTAATACCGTATCTCAAGAGCAAAATCACGCTCAACAATCTGACTGTTTTGGAAAAAAAGGTCGAGGCCAAAGTCAACGCTGCGATGAACAAAATTACCGTAGCGGTAAACGGCATGTCTCTCGGTGAAACGCGGAAGCAATGGGTTATGGACGAATTGGCAAAAGCAAATATTGTTATTGATGACGAATTAGATCACATGGTCGAAACCGCTTATAATAAACTCCCACAGGTTCTCGATTGCGCGACATCATTACTCGAAGATCTTATTTCAAAACTTACGAATGGCATTGTAACACCAGAAACGGCGCTGCCGGTTATTGTGGGCGCCGCCAAGAAAGCGGAAACTGTTATTGAACAGGTGATAACAGTCCCTGCCCCTGCCCCCGTACCCGACGTGTCCGTAGCGTTACCCGGACCCACAATAGATCCCATGCCAATGGCGACGCCGGAGGCTCCGAATGTCCAGTAAAGGCATAGACTGTTCAACTCCGATAAATCGCACTATAGCCGCTGACCTAAAATCCAGCGGCTACACCTTTGCCTGCCGGTATCTTGTCCCTGACGGATCGAAGCGGCTGACGCTCAACGAGGCACAGATATTATCTGACGCCGGGTTGAACATCCTGACCGTCTACGAGACCGCCGCAGGGCGTGCAAAGGGCGGAGCGGCTAACGGGCGCATAGATGGTGCAGCATCCTATAAGTGCGCTACAGCCCTCAATATGCCGACGACAGGCATTATCTATTTTGCCGTCGACTTCGATGCTCAGCCCAGCGATATGCAGTCCGTTGCCGATTACCTTCGGGCAGCCAGAGCACAGACGGGCGACTATGAGGTAGGCGTATATGGCAGCTTCGCGGTCGTCGAATACATGGGCAAACACGATGCCTGTAAAGGATTCTGGCAGACGTATGCATGGAGCCCATCCGGGGCAGTATCGGCATACGCAATAGTTTATCAGTACAAAAACGATCAGACCGCAGCGGGCATCAGCGTTGACCTTAACGAGGTTTATTTGGATGCAGGTATGTGGTCATACAGAGTGGAGGCAAAACCAGTGACAGAATACACACGACTGATTGAGGCGGTCCAGGCGGCTATAGGCGCGGTGCCGGACGGCGTACCAGGTGCGCAGACATATAGCGACCTGGCCGGTGCCCTTGGTGCCAAAGGCTTCCCGTACACAGAGCAACTGTACGGCCAACCCTTCCTTATTTCAGGCGACATCATCCCGGCCATCGACCGCGGTATGGGCGTCGGCGCATTTAATAACAGCATAAGTGGCAGTTTTAATAGTGGAGGCAAGGCCTGGTCCATTTGCGTAAGCAACGGCCAGGTACTTCACGACGTTTCATGCCACGCACTGGTGGGATGCCCGGAGAGTGTCATCTTTCAAGACACTGCCGGCGAGTTTGGTATCCAGCGAGCGACGAACGTAAATGAGATAAAGCGCTCGCTCAAGCACGCGGTCGGCGGTCTCGGCCTGCTCGATATGTACAACCCGGCGGCGGAAGGATTCAAGCGGTTCGATGCCAAAAACGACTTTACCGACGTGCTGAGATCGACCAACCACACCATTCTGGCCGTCAAGCACAACAAATGGTACGGCGGCTACATACACAATATGACCGCAGACCAGGTCAACGCCTTCGCAAAACAGATGGGTTTCGATTTCGCAATCATGATGGACGGCGGCGGATGGGCGGCCATCAACGGAGCGCCAACGGAGGCATATGCGCACATTAACCAGGATTGGAAACAGGCCTTCATAATTCAATTTATATAAGTTGTATAACGTAACGAAAGCCGCAGGGTCAACTATTCGGAAATTCCGAACGGTTCGATTCCTGCGGCTTTTTTTATTTGTATAGCACGGCAATAACACGATTATAGCACGGCGTGTTACGATTTTGTTGAGGTCAACAAGACAATATGTATTTGCGTTACTGCAACTCCGTTACTACTAAACGTTGATATTTCGTTGATATTACAATACTTTGCGCTTGACTGGGGGTCAAGAGGCCGCAAGTTCAAGTCTTGTCACTCGGACCAAAAAAGTCCTGTAACCGCAATGGTCGCAGGACTTTTTGCTTTATCTAAATAAACTGAAAAAACGTGAGTAATTTTAGCCTATTGCTACTCTGTTACTACTCATTAAATCGCGTTTGTAATGCGCCTTAGATCATCAAAATTTACATCCTGATAGTATCTCAGCATCTCGTCGGAAGCGTGGCCGATCAGTGCGAGTTTATCTTTATCGTTCGCTGTAACCTTTTTCATGAGGGTAGCGAATGTATGCCGGCATGAGTGGGGCGTGAGCCGGTGTACCTGGGCCTCGTTGACTGTTGCTGTCGGATTATCAATTTTCAGTTCTTCCAGAACGGCATAAAAGGCGGCGCGGAAATCTTTGATCGACATTGCTTTGCCTTTTTCGCCGCAAAACACTGGTCCTGATATTTTATCTTTTGTGAGGCCGTCAATAATGCTTTGAATCTTGGGCGATACCGTGACAGTCCGATCGGTGCCGGCCTCTGTTTTTGCACCGCCAACAAAGGCTTTTTCCTTGCGGTTATAGTTGATCGCGTCGAGAGCCAAAAACTCGGACGGCCTGAAACCAAGATAAATAATCGAGTAGATATAACCGGCATATTTCACCTTGCCAATGCTGTCTTTTATCTTTGCGACCTCTTCGTCCGTAAATGCGGACTTGTGACCGGAATCACCGCCGCCAGATTTCAGGTATTTGCCTAAGTTCAATCCGCTCGGAATCAGGCCGCGCGGTATGCCATAACCATACAGCAGGCACATGATTGTTTTCATATTCTCCCGCGTCCGCTTTCCCTTGGGGCAGTCGTCAATGCAATCCTGTAGATCATCGATATCAATGTCCACGATACAAGAATCCCAAAGGGTTTTAAAATAATTCATTCCGGCGGCATAACAATTCATCGTGTCCTTAGTCCGGTTGTGCGTCGGCTGCCAGAGGCCGTATAAGCCCCTCAGCGTCACGCTACGCTCCTTCTTTTCCTCGCCCTTATTCCAGCCACGCCACCCCGTCAGATTTCTTGACGAACGTACACGAGCGTGTCCTACGGTGCTTTTTGCTCTCGTCGTCCGTTTCATATTTCAGCGTCTTGACGGCCTTGTATTTTCCGTTGGCGAGTTTAAAGACGGATCCCGCGCCATTTGCCCTGATTCGCTTATTTGGCGAGCGTTTCAATTTCTTGCCGCACATGGAGCAAAACAGAGCAGCGGGCGTAAGCTCGGCTTTGCATTTTGGGCAGATCATGCTATCACCACCTAAAATTTTGCCCCGCCTCGTGTGAAGCGGGGCTGTTTTTTTATTTAAGCGTCCACCTGTTACCGCAATTCTGACACACGGCCTGAGACTCGCTTTTAACTTTAGTTTTATTTTTTCCCTTAGACTTGCCGACAAGTAGCCAAAGCCCTAAAGTGCACACTATTAAACAAAATCTTCCGAATGACCACAAACAACCGCGCCCATTATCTTTTGTGTGCATTGCAGTGTTGACTACCTGGACGGTTACATTTTCCGAACCGCATCTCGGACATTTCATAAAATTATCCCCTTTTCTATTTTTACCGCATATCGCGGCTGATTACTTCGCAAACTTCTACCACTGTCCGTTTTATCGCCCAATAAAGGTTTACACTGAAATTATGGCATTAACGTGGGTATAAAAATATTTTATGAAAGCGTGACCGGCATGAATGAAAAAGCGTTCTATCGTTTTGCGTGTGATTGTTGTGGAGAAGAAGATCTATCAAACGTGCAGATCGAGGAAATACCATCATGTATTGTATTTTGCCTTGAGCATGGCGGCAATCATTCTGATATCTTCATCGCTGAAATTATTTGAATTCAGGCCCTGTTTACTCAATTCGTCTGCAAGCTTTTTTGCTCCAGCGCTCAGCCCGTCATCAGAAATGGTGGCGGGATTTTCTATTTGCACGCAGTCTTGAAAAAAGAAGTTTGGATCTTTATCTAGCGCCGCGAACAACGAATATAAAACCGGTTCTTTTGGGTGGCTGGTTTCGCTTTCATAATTAGTAGTCGCCGAGGCGGTAACTCCAACGGCGTCGCCAAGTTCTTTTTGCGTAAGCCCCTTAGACTCTCGGGCTTCCCTTATTCTTTTGCCTATGCCCACGTTGCTCACCCTCTTTACAGTTATTACTATATCAAGTTTGTCTAAAATGTCAAGAAAAAATATCAAGAATCTTTAGTTTTTTCTCTTGACACATAAAGATACTTGATGTAGTATTATGTCCATAGTCAAGAAACTTGATGTTGTGGAGGTGAAATAATGGAATCTATCGTCGCAAGGAATATAAAACGAATTCTCAATGAAAAAGGTTTAAAACAAGGCGCTTTTGCAACGCAAGCCGGGATTGACCCGAAATCATTCAATAATATGCTCAACGGCAGAAAATTGATAATAGATATTGATATTGCGCGTATCTGCGCTGCCGCAAAAATTACGCCGAATGAGATATTTGCGATCAGCAAGGGCAGCGAGTAGCGTGCAACATGAAAACAAAACAAAAGACTGCCGGGCAAACGGCAGTCAGATGAAAGGAAGATATTAAAATGTTTAATCAAACTATAGCACAGGCTCAAGAAAATAGCAATGCCATTATTAAGATCACTTATGGGGACAAGCCCACCGTGTCAGGCCGAGAACTGCACGAATTTTTAGAGGTAGAAACGCCCTATCGAATCTGGTTCCCAAGGATGGCCGAATACGGATTTACAGAAGGCGTCGATTATACCCCGTACAATTTTGTACACCCCCAGAATCAGCAAGAGACAACCGATCACCAGATCACCATCGACATGGCAAAAGAGATCTCAATGATTCAGCGCACGGACAAAGGTAAGCAAGCTCGCCAATATTTCATTCAGGTTGAAAAAGACGCACTATCAAAACTCGTTCCCCAACCCATGTCCCCCCTTGAAATTATGCGCAGCATGCTCGACGCTCAAATCAACTCCGAAAAGCGCATCGATCATCTTGAAGCAAAAATACAAGTCGCCTTTGAAAAGCCGATGCTCGTTGACTGGTCAAAGTGGGCGAATGACAAAATCAACATTATTATCGAGTCTGAGGGCTTGAACCATCAAAAATATCGCGGCGACCTTTACGCAGAGCTTGAACAAACGGCCCGCTGTAATCTTGAGGCCCGGCAGACACAGCTTCGTCGGCGTATGAGGGAATCGGGACACACCGTCAAGGAATGCAAGGATATTAGTAAGCTCCATATCATCAACGCCGACCCGAAACTAAGATCAATTTTTGAAACCATCGTAAGACGCGAGAGTGCGAGGTGCGTATGACTCTACACGAACGGCCTCTCAATCTTGAAGCGTGGGATCCAACCCTAGAGGACAGGCCGCTGATTCTTAAAATCCTTCTAGACAGCTTCACCGGAACGCTTGCGATGTGCGGAGACGGAGAAGAGGCAGCAGAGGACCTAGATCTTTATAAGAAAGTGGCATTACATTCACTGGCTGACTGCAAAGGCGACATTCAGGAATTCTTCCTTGATTTATATTATGCCGTTAACGGTGACATTGAGCGATATTATGACGACAGCGAGTTCAAGCAAGCAATCCGGTTGACGCTCGGTATGGGGGCATGACGTTTGAAGAGCTCCAAGCCTATCCAAAGCACTTTATTACTCCCGCTCAGGCTGCGCAGATAACCGGGCAGGACCCGCAGGTCATCAGACTGCAAGCCAGACGCCGACCGGATTTACTTGGATATCCCGTCATGGTCAGTGGCACGAGGACGCGGATACCGAAACAGCCGTTTATTGATGCTTGGTTTGGCAAGAGACAGGAAACTACATGACGCCGCCCGAGAGGTGCAATATACGACAAGAGCGCATAAAACCCCGCCAGTACAAACGGCGAGTAGGAGGAGTTGAAAAAAGATGAACCTTAAAGATATCCCAACTTGCCAATTAGTCGCAGAACTTGCGACACGCGAAGGCGTAAGCACAACAACAGCAGAGCCGTACCAAGACGTGCAGGTCTCAGTTAACGGCCCCGCTATTATCCTGACAATCATTGATTAGGCGACCCGCCTATATGGATAAGAGTCTTTAATGTACGCCGCAAAATACTGAAAGGAAAGAGAACCCGTGGAGAACAAAATCTACTTGGAAACCCACAAGAAACAATCTCTGCCCGACTATCTGGTTGGTCACATCCGAATCAACGCTGAAGCAGAGCTCTCCATATTGGAGCTAATGAAAAGAGCACCAGACAAGTCAAAGCAGGAAATTGCATCATGGCTCATTATTCAGGCAGCGAGGATCACTGAAGTACGAGAGGTGGTATGAGGACTTGACCCGACGACAGCGCACGCGAATGCGAATAATCTGCATCATCTTCTTCATGCTCGGGCTGCTGCTACTTATCTTCAAGTATCCCGACACTGCCAAGGCAGTCTACATATCAAAGACCTGCAACGCATCTGACTGGCCTGCGTACACGGTGACGGTCACACCGATCGGAGACTACTACTGCACAGGATATGACCCTCACAGCTATCAGTGTTGCAGCAAGACTGACGGAATCACCGCATCCGGCGTTGAAGCAACCGCGGGAAAAACCATTGCCATGAAAGATTACTCTTTTGGAACACGCATTTATATATCAGGCCTGGGCGAGTTTACAGTACAAGACCGGGGCGTCGGTTCAGGCACGATTGATATAGCCTGCAACGATATCCCTTCCTGCTACGCAATTACCGGCCATAGGCCAGCTTACTTAATAAACTAACGAAAGAAGGAAAATTCCATGATTAAGGTATCTCCGCTTCCTGAATCCGGCGAAACAGTCGCCGTCGCAATCTCTGACCGCGGCACTACGCGATATAGGCCGGGTTACATACTCAAGGTTCTCCCTGGCCAGACAGAAAACGACCCACCAACGTTTGAAATCAAGCTCGGCAAAAAGGACAAGAAGGTCGTTGCCGTTTTCCCATTGTTTCAAATTCATGCAAAAGAAATCATTGGTTACCCTGTCAACGGGTGACAGCCATGAAAATCAAGATCACCGAGAACATTCCTGTCGGCAAGCAGTGCAAGCCGAAGCTCGGGGAAGTGTATGAGGTCATCGAGAAGCATCCCAAACGTCAACTGTATTACATATTAGTGAACGGCAACAAGGTCGGAGTTTTCGCACTGGAATGCAAAGTCATAGAAGATTGAAAGGAGAGACCCAAGTGTCGTGTAAATGCGCAACTTTTGACCCCGATGAAGGACGCTGGCAGTGCAGTGTTTCGGGAGATGGATGTGTGTACTATGTACCAAATAGCAAAGCTTGCGCCCAAGATTACGGAGAAGGACCGGACGTAGTTACAGTTGACGACTTGGACGAATAAGAAAGTAGGACAAGCAAATGGTAAAAGTTTATGGAGCGTCAGATGATCTAGTGGAAATCGATAATTCAGAGTATGCCGAAGATGAAATAGGCTGTTTTGAGCAAGACGTTTGCGTTTGGTTTGATGATGGCACAATTATTCGCATCGGTTACAGCAAGCCTGAACTCGCTGTGTGGTACATCGTTGTCGAGAACACCGGGGACGCAGTTTATGCGCTCACGGTATGTGACGACGAAAACGGGGATATTTACAGCGATGTGTTTGAGATTGATGCCGAAGTGTTAGGCCACAAACTTATTGAACAGAAAGCTGATTAAAAAAGTGCTGCCGAACTGATACAAACAGAACGACAGCAAAATAAAATATTACATATCAAAAATAACATAAAGAAAGCGAGATTGTCAAATGAAAGTTATCTGCGTAAAAGGCAAATGTATCTTTAACACTGGAGAACAAAATGGATATGAGTGCGCACTCGACACAATTGTAATCAACAGATATGGCAACTGTGAAGTACACATGGAAGATTCCGACATTGAAAAGCCAAAGGTTCCCGATGTGGATCTGTAACGAATGCTTCACGGCGTTTTCAAGCCCAAACGAAGCGAGAGAATACTTGAGGCGACTAGACGGGCTTGCATCTGGCATGTATTTAGTGCTAGGTGAAACGTGTCCTTTTTGCGGGAGTTTTATTATAGCGGAGGTGCCAGAAGATGATGAACTGTCCTGAACTAGGTTTAAATCCACCAGAGGATAACAACGTGCGATATGTTGAAGGACAAATATTCTTTTGCAGTCAGTGCCATCAAGAAATACCAGAAGAACAAAATATGTTTGGCCTTTGCAAACGCTGTGAAGACTCGGCTCAAAAAGCATTTATCAAACTCATGCAGGCATTTACAGGTAACGAGCGTGATTTTCTTAACTGGAGATATGACGGACAGGAGTTCTGATGGCGAGTAAAAGCGGCGTTGATAGTTACGCCAAAGGAATAGCATCGCTCAATATCTACTTCCCTGAAAGTAAAATCTGCTGCAATTACTGTTTGCTCTGCCGATATGAAGAAGCTTACAAACGCTATTCATGCAGGGCAACGGACGAATGGCTGTTGAATCCGTTTATCGGCATTGGAGAGCAATGCGTTATCAAATTTAAGGAGGAAACAAGTGAGCGATAAAACTGAAAGCTATATCATTTTAAAGCCCATTGCGGAACGGTTTACAAAAGTGGCCGCAGAGATAACTGACGATGAAATTAAATCGATCATAAAGTCGTCAATGTACGTTCAACTTAAATCAATCCATTTCGGTTATATGCTTGGTGAAATTATAGACGAGTGGATTGATAACAATACGCAACTAATCGAAAACTTATTGCTTGATTCTTATAAATCAAAATTGAGTTAAGGAGGAATGACATATCGGAGTGCCAGTAATAATCATTGGCAAATCAGGATCAGGCAAAAGCACATCTTTGCGAAATTTTACTGAATGCGGTCTTATCAATGTCCTTGGAAAGCCACTACCGTTCAAAAGCGATAAAAAGTATATCACAACCGACAGTTATGAAAAGGTCAAATCGGTTCTCAGCAAAGCGCAAGCAAAGAGCGTTATCATTGATGACGCAGGATATTTAATCACCAATTACTTCATGTCCCATCACTCTACAGAGAGCAAAGGCAACGATATTTTCAAACTGTACAACGACCTTGGAGATCAGTTTTGGGGAATCATTCGGTTCGTTCAGAACGTTCTATCTGCTGATAAAATCGTCTACTTTATGATGCACGAAGACCATGACGATTATGGAAATGTTAAGCCAAAAACAATAGGAAAGTTGCTTGACGAAAAAGTGTGTTTAGAGGGAATGGTCACGGTACTTATCCGGTGTGTTGCTGAAAATGGCGCACATAAGTTTCTGACAAATGGTGACGGAATAGAAAAATCTCCGATAGGGATGTTTGAAAATTCAGAGGTTGATAACGATCTGAAAATGGTTGACACCGCGATACGGTCCTATTGGGGATTAACAAATATCGAAAGCGAGGAAACGGTAAATGAATAAGCCAAATAGCTACGATACCACGCGAGGGTATGAGGAATTTACGCCATTGGACCCCGGTGGTTATGTCTGCAAAATCAAGCAAGTCATTGAAACTAAATCGTCAACCGGCAAGGAAATGATTGAAATCTCTCTTGACGTTGCAGAGGGAGAAAACAGGGGGTATTACGCCAACCAATTTCGTGCCGATACCCGCGAGAAAAAGAAATGGGGCTGCATCGTTTATCAGCTCACCGAAGATAAAGACGGAAATTGCAATCGCGGTCTGAAATCCTTTATTGACGCTGTAACGGCCTCAAACAAAGAATTCAATCGTGATGCTATTTGGGGCGATAACTTCGCAAACTTTTTCAAAGACAGGCTTGTCGGCGGCCTATTCCATCGTGAGCAGTATGAGAACCGAAACAGCGGTAAATTGCAGTGGTCAACAAAGTGTTTTGCTTTTAGAGCAATTGACGTTATCCGCGCAGGAGTTGAGCCCCCAGAGGATAAGCCGCTTGTTAAAAAAGAATCGCCAGCCTATATGCCCGGCAGCGACTTCAGCGATTTGACCGACTCGGACGAAGACTTACCTTTTTAAAAATAATAAGGGGCTGAGGTTATGACAATCACAGGCGAAATCAAAAAATATGACGGCAAGCAGCTAATAATCTCAGCCCCATTTTCAGACACAGACTTACTTATTGACCGGCAGATTAAAGACTGTGAAATCATCTTATCAGACGGACGGACGATCACGGAGAAACAGCGCAAATTTATTTTTGCAATGCTCAGAGATATCAGCTTTTATTCAGGGCATGAAATAGCTTTTTTAGAGGACTATTTCAAAGCGGAGTATGTAGCGCGAACAGGTGGTGAATGGTTTTCTCTTTCGGATTGTTCCATGACCAAAGCAAATGAGTTGATTGAAATTATCATTGAGTATTGCATTGAATGGTACATACCGACAAAATCCAGCCTGTTAATGTTTGCGCCGGACCTGAGCCGTTACCTTTACTGGTGTTTGAAAAACAAAGTCTGCTGTATTACCCGGCAACCCAAAGCGGAACTACACCACGCGGAGGATCATGTTGGCATGGGGCGCAATCGTAAAGAGATTATCCATACAGGTATGCGAGTTATGCCACTGACGCGTTTGATGCACACAGAGGTGCACAGGATAGGCCAGCAGACATTCAATGAAAAATATCACATACACGGTATCGAGATCAACGAGGAACTTTGCAAAGTTTGGGGAGTGAAATATGAATAATACTCAGGTGATTATGTGGAAGGATACATAAAACTGCACAGGAAACTTTTAGACAGTTCAACATTTGATAACCCAAATCTGCTAAAAGTGTTTGTTTGGTGTTTGCTGAAAGCATCACATCAGGACCGCGATCAAGTTGTTGGGCTTCAACACATACTGCTTTCACCCGGTCAATTTATATACGGCCGGGTGAAAGCTGGAGAAGAATTACACATGAATCCATCATCGGTTTACAAATATATCCAGTTTTTAAAGAGCGCAGGAAATCTTAACATCAAAAGTAACAACAAATTTAGCGTTGTAAGCGTTGCAAACTGGGAACTTTATCAATCGGAATCAGAAGAAAGTAACATCAAAAGTAACAACAAAGTAACAACAAAAGAACAACAAAGTAACACAAACAAGAATGTAAAGAAAGATATATCTAAAGATATATCTACTGCACCAAAGTTTGAAGCTGATTCTAAGCCGTATCAATGCGCATCGTTTTTGTATAACGCTATTTCCGAACGTAGGCCAGGAATGTTTGCATCAGATAAAGATTTGGGCAAAGAAAAAAGATTACAAAGCTGGGCAGGCGATTTTGAAAAGACAAATCGCATTGATAAATATGATTGGGAACTAATCGGACAAGTTTTGGAGTTCTCACAGGAAAATTCATTCTGGCAAAAAAATATACTCAGCGGAGATAAGTTTAGAAAGCAGTTTAAAACACTCTATATGAAAATGGATGATAAAAAATGAGTGGGAAAAAGTTTAGAGAGCAATTTGTAAGTCTTATGGCAAAGATGGGAGGCAAGTAAATGGACCGTAGTGCCGAAGCTGAATACAACATAATCGGAGCAATACTTAAAGACCAACGAATAATTGAAAAGATAACAAAACTTCAACCAGAAGATTTCACTATTGAAAATTGCGCCATTGTCTATGAGGCCGCTGTGGACGCTTCAGAGCGCGGAAAAACCTTTGACGGTGTTATTGCGGCAGATGTATTAAAAAAGCGCATGGGAGAACGAGAAGCCGCTACGTTTGTTTTGGAATGTATGGATATAACCCCGACAACATCAAACGTAGAACTTCATGCAAAATTGGTACATAGATACGCAGGAGCAAGGCAAATCAAAGAGTCTGTTCAAGAAACTTTAGTATCAGATAATCCGCAGGATATCGCCACAGGGTTAATTACAATCTGCCAGACGTTTTTACAGGGAGAAAAAAGCGGTCGGGTAAAGACTCTCAGTGATGCTCTGCAAGAAATGATTAATGAAAAACCAGACAACACAATTCGCATTGACACGGGGTTTCCAAAGCTGGACAGCATACTCAAAGGGCTTAATGGTGGCAATTTTGTATTAATCGGCGCAAGGCCAGGTGTAGGTAAGAGCGCATTCGCACTAGACATTGCGAGAACGGCAGCGGGCAAAGGAAATAAGATTTTACTGTTTTCAATGGAAATGCTTGCTGTAGAACTAGCCGAACGTATTGTTGCCAGAGACCCAAGATTAAACCTTGATGTCATTATAGACAAAAAGTATTCAACCGAGGATTGGACAGTGTTGACAGAAATATGTTCGACATTGAGCAAACTGCCTTTGTTGATAAGCGATGAACCGAGCGTAACGGTCAGCAAAATCAGATCACAGGCTATGGCAACACCCGGCCTTAAAATGATTATCGTTGATTTTATGACTTTGATGACATCATCCAAAAAATATGATAGCAGGAATTTAGAAGTCGGAGCAATGTCCAGAGATTTAAAAAATCTATCAATGGAAATGAAAATACCTATCGTTGCTTTGGCTCAGTTAAATCGGGATAAGGACGAAACGGACAAGCCAGAATTAAGAGACCTGAGAGACAGCGGTGAACTCGAACAGAACGCGAACAAAGTTATCTTTCTTTGGAATCTCGATGCTCCGGTTGAGGGAGCGCCACAAAGGGTAGGCGTGTGTGTCGCAAAGAACAGGCGAGGCAACAGGGGGATATCAATCATGCGGTTTGATGGCTCACACATGCGATTTATAGAAACTGATGAAAAGTATGTGCCGAAGAAAAAAAACAAAGTGTTTGGAGAGGGATTATGAGTAAAACACAAATTATCAAAGATTTACGATTTGAAGCGTTGAGATTTAAAGCGCTGTCTCGCATGGCAAAAAATGATTATTACATAAACCGCGCCGAGTTGCTTGATGCGGCAGCCGATCTGCTGGAGGAAGGATGAATAAATACCACAACGAGATAACGGTTGTCGATGGGGCCATATTTCAGAGTAAAAAAGAATCAGCCCGATACGCAGAGTTAAAACTCCTGGAACGCGCCGGACGGATAGAAAACATCCAGAGGCAAGTTAAGTTTTTATTAGTGCCATCGCAAAAAGACGATAAGGGTAAAGTCATCGAACGGCCAACATACTATTTTGCTGATTTTACATACAGCCAGGGCGGGAAAATGGTGGTTGAGGATGTAAAGTCGGCGATAACGAAAAGTAATCCGGTTTATGCACTGAAGAAAAAATTAATGCTCTATACACACAACATACAGATACATGAAGTGTGACCATCTACAATGCGTCGTGTAGCGTTTGAATTTAGCCTATATAGTTTGACGTAAAAACAAAACAAATGCGCCACAAGCGTACAGGGGGCTCAGAAAGAGGCAATATGTTAACAGAAGTAATTGACGGTGTCAAAATCAGCGGCAACATCATTGACATACACCCCGACGAACTAAAGCAGTACGTTGAGCGCGGCAAGTTGCAGCATCCAGACATGACAAGCATGTGGGTAAAACTAAAAGGTGACGAAGTTGAATTGCGGTATTTCGGGCCGGGAGGTACGCCGGTGCCGTTCGATAGGATCAGGCGCATCAGCGGATATTTGGTCGGGTCGCTCAGTAAATGGAACGACGCTAAGCGCGCCGAAGAAGCAGACAGAGTTAAGCACGGAGGTACATAAATGCGAGTAACTGGCAATTGCATGCAGCCGTCAAAATGCCATGTGTGCGGCGTAGACATTAATACGGGAATAAACGGTCATCGTATCTATTGCGACGTATGCGCGAAAAAAGCTGAAGCAGAACTAAAGCGAGCGGCTAAAGTGCGGTATGAAATAAAGCAAAGGGATATTAAGAATAAATCAAAAACTGGGGTTAATCCATCAATGAAATGTCCGGATAATGTTTCGACTGAAGATTGGTTTTGCGCAACATGGCCGGTGTTGATGGAAGATGCGCGGAAGAAGTGGTTGCATGAAATTACATAGATGCGCAACGCCTAAATGTTGCGAACTCGTCGGCGGACAAGCTAAATTCTGCCCAGACTGTCGGCATGAGCGCCAATTGATAAGCCAGCGAAAACACTGCCATGGGCCCAACCATAAAAGACCCGTCAAAAAGATAGACGAATCGGGCAAGCCACAGACGACGCTTGACTGGCTGGATAATTTCAAGCCGATAGTCGCCGGGACTCGGCAGATGGATGACAGCTACGGACGTCGTACGGCGGTGTGTGTGACGGTGGAGGGTATGAACGGATGACGCACTTATCATTATTTTCGGGTATTAAATTAATCCAAGTTCGGCAGGGCCATAATGCATACGGTCAAGAAAGAAGATGATAATTATGCCAAAAGAAAATTTAACTCACTTGAGTTTGTTTTCTGGCATTTGACCGGCGGTTTAGATATAGCAGCCGAATGGGCGGGGTTCTGCACAGTTGGTCAATGTGAGTTTGCGGATTACCCAACTAAAATATTAGAAAAACACTGGCCTGATGTGCCGAGGTGGAGAGACGTCAGAGAACTTACAGCAGAGTCTTTTCGAGAGCGAACAGGAAGCAGCGACGTTACAGTATTGTCGGGAGGAGACCCGTGCCAACCGCACAGTACAGCAGGAAAAAGGCTTGGAGAACTCGATTATAGATATCTATGGCCCGAAATGTTTAGGATTATCACGGAATTGCTTCCAGATTGGGTTGTTAACGAAAATGTTAGAGGAAGCATATCCAACGGAATCATGGATAAAAAAATATCTATGTTGGAAGCACACAATTACTCCTGCGGGGCATTTCTTATCCCAGCTTGTGCGGTCGGCGCGAAGCACCAACGATACAGAGTTTTTACTGTGGCCCACCTTGACGGCAAACGAGTGGAAGGGTGTACCGAGAAATCGATTCTACGGAAGTCTTACATACAGGGCGGACAAATTAGCCAGCCGTTTCAGGAAGCAGAAAGAAGATTTGACACATTTGAATCTCGTTTATGCCGAAGCCTTTATGGGATTCCCAACGGGGTGGACAGACTTAAATGTCTCGGAAACGCTGTAGTTCCTCAACAAGCATATCCAATATTCCGAGCAATAGCAGGCATAGAAATGGAGGAATCAACATGACAATTTACTTAGCAATCATAACAACAATTTTAGTCATATCTCAAATAATCAGGGTATCACAAAATGCAAT